GTATGTCTGTAAACACAATCATCTACGCCGCGCGTGTTGATAACTTCGCAGCCGTACAGACCCTGACCCTTTCTGAAGTGGAACCCGGCGACAGCATCGTTGTCGCAGGCGTAACCGACACAACCTTCAACGGAACTGTCACGGTCTTCTCCATTGAGCAGTACGAACTTGTCCGCGTGGACGAGTACGGCATCTTGGAGTTTGATTACAACAACCCAAAGCCCAACCAGATCATCTATGCCGATACGGGCGACAATGTTGTGTATGACACTGCCACTGGCACAGTCACCTACACCGTTAGCCCTGCTTGGACTACCTCAGCGCTTGTGCTGGCGTGGTTGGGCATTGACGTGGCAACCGCTAACGACACGGCCTTCGTGGCTAAGTGTGTAAGCGCTGCTAACGCTTGGTGCTACCGCAAACGCCGTGAGGCTGGCTACACCGACTCAGCGTCCACTGTCCCCAGTGCTGACGTCGAGTTGGGAACGACAATGTATGCAGCAACGCTTTACCGTGAACGCGGAACTAGCGGTGACTCATACGGTGGCTTTGACGGTATGGGCAATCTGCCAATGCCAGTCACCCTTCACCGAATCATGCAGCTCTTGGGCTGTGGCAGAGCACAGGTTGCCTAATGGCTGCATCGGGCATTCTTTATGAGGCTGTAAACACGGTGAAGACCGCGTTGACGGCACTGAACCTTGTGCCTATTACTGACCCTCGCAACGCCCGCCCAATGTCCGTCCTGATCCAGTTACCAACCGCTACAGCGTTTACATACAACGTGGGCGACATTCGACTTACTCTCAGCGTCCTTGCACCGCCACCCGGCAACCAAGACGCAGGCGATTACCTCATGACTATCGCCGACCAAATAATGAACTCACCAATCGCAGTCACGGACTTACGCCCGGGGCTCGTAACCGTAGGAGGGCAAGACCTGCCTTCTTACGACCTAACCGTTGCCGTAGCCGTACGGCGCAACTAACCAAAAGGAGCCCCTAATGGCTACAACAACATTCCTCTCGAATGCCACCATCAACTTGACTCAGGGTGCTACCACCACTGATCTCTCGGACCAAGCCAACCAGTGCACCATCACGATTGGTAACGACCCGTTGGAAATCACCGCGTTCGGCGACGCGGGCCACAAGATGGCACCGGGTCTTCAGTCGGTTGACGTGTCCATCACTTTTTTCCTCAGCTATGGCGCTACAGAGGTCGAGGCAATCCTCGCAAGCTGCGTCGGTCTTGGAACTACCACTCTGGTCATCTCGCCATCTGGCACTACAGAGTCTGCTTCTAACCCTGAGTACACAATCACCAACTGCATGCTCGCTGACTTCACCCCCATCAACTCAACCGTGGGTGAAATCGCAACGGTCACCGCCCAGTTCACCAATGGAACTTGGGCTCGCGACGTCACCGCACCCTGATCTGAACCCAATCATTTAGGAGAAACAAATGAAACTGACAATGCAAGTTGAAGAGAAGGAAGCGACCTACACAGTCGTCACTAACCTCTTCGTCATTATTGCGTGGGAGCGAAAGTTCAAACGCAAGATTTCGGACTTATCAAACGGCATCGGGATGGAAGACCTAGCGTTTATGGCGTGGGAATGCTGTAAACAAATTAACCACCCTGTACCGGCAGTCTTTGATGATTACATCAAACGCCTTGTCAACATCGACGTGCTTGACGAGGAAACCGTAAACCCTACCGACGGGGCAGTTACCACCGAGTCTTAGCAGAGCTGCTACTGGCGACGGGTTACTTCCCCCCCACAAATACCCTTTGATATCGAGATGCTGGAGACAGTGCTTGCTATCTCTCACGAAAAGCCACAGGCATGAGCGCATCAATGACAACGAAAGTAGTAGGGGGCAAAGAGGCCATCCTTGCTCTTCGTCGCATTGACCCTGAGTTGCGTAAACAATTTACGCGTGACGCAAAAGAGATTGCTAAGCCTGCAACCGATGCGGTCAAGACGGCCTATCAGACTGTGCCTTTGTCGGGCATGGAACGCAACTGGTCACAAAAAGGTCGCAAGATATTTCCTTTTACAATCGCTGGCGCTCGCCGTGGCGTAGGCGTCAAAGTTGACACTCGCAGAAACTCAGAAAACGTCATCCTCATTGAGCAGAAAAATGTCGGTGCTGCAGTTTTTGAAACCGCTGGACGCAAGAACGATTCTGATCTGGCAAAGAACCTAGGCACTGTCCGCCCGGGTCGTACTCGAGTTATTGGGCCCGTTGTTTACTCACGCCGTAACGACATCGCACAAGAGATGCAGCGTTTGATTACGCGCACCATCCGCCTAGTTGAAAGGAAGTTGCCGTGAGCCTTTCCATCCCCATTGTCTCCCAGTTTGACGGCAAGGGAATAAAGAAAGCCATTGCTGCTTTCCAGCAACTGGAGACCCGTGGTCAGAAGGCTGCCTTTGTTTTAAAAAAGGCTGGTCAGGCTGCTGCGGTTGGTTTCGCTGCTGTCGGTGTTGCAGCTGCTACGGCTGGCAAGTTTATGTTGGACTTTGCAAAGATGGCCCGTGAAGACCAGTTGGCACAGGTGCAGTTGGCTGGAACGCTTAAGGCAACCACTAAAGCCACCGATGTTCAGATTGCAGCCGTTGAGAGTTACATTGACGTGACTCAGCGCGCTACGGGTGTGGCTGATGACGAACTTCGTCCGGCGTTTGCTCGTCTTGTGCGTTCTACTCGGGACACACAAAAGGCTCAAAAGTTGCTTAACCTTGCGCTCGATATCAGCGGACGCACCGGTAAGCCACTGGCAACCGTTGTAAACGCTCTCGGTAAAGCGTACGACGGATCTAACACTGCTTTAGGCAAATTAGGTCTGGGTTATGACAAGGCAGAACTCAAGGTCAAAAGCTTTAAAACAATCCAAGATGAGTTAACAAAGGAGTACGCAGGCGGGGCTAACGACAAGGCAAAAACCTTTGAAGGCACGATGCAACGCCTTGCAATTACTTTCGGCGAACTTAAAGAGTCACTAGGTACCTACATTCTGCCGTTTCTTCTTGAGATGGCTGAGTCTGCAATCAAGGTTGCTGATGCTTTCGGCAACGGCGGTATGCAAGGCGCCGTGCGCCAACTAAAAGAAGAACTCAAGTACTTTCTTTATGACGCAAATGGTGAACTTAACGAAACAGGGCGCACCCTTAAAACAATTGTGAGCGCCTTTAACCTTGCAGTGGGCAACCCTATTTCTGCCCTTGTTGGTGGCGCAGTGAACTTTGCAGCTACAGGGAACACGAACTACACGGTGCCAACCCTCGACAACTTTGCTGAACGCATCGACCCTGTTTTGCGTGACCAGTCCCGCAGAGGCGTCACAAGCCGTCAAGGCTTAGGTATGTCGAGCTACATCCGTCAGAACCCGGGCAGTGTAAACATTGAAGTCAAGGTTGCGCCGACGTCTGACCTTGCAGCCGTGGGTCGTGAAATTGAGAAAGCGCTGGTCGCTGCAGGTCGTACTGGTATTCGCATGGGTGGGCCTAAAAAGTAATGGCTTATCCAACTCCTGTAGTCCAGATTGCGTTTGACGACGGCCCGTATGTCGTGAGCCCTACTTGGACTGACGTCACTTTGTATGTGCGTGAGATGTCAACAGATCGTGGACGGTCTGACGATTGGGGCACCTTTGACGGGTTTGCTTCGATTGTGTTGTCTAATCGTGACCGACGCTTTGACCCGTTCAATACTTCAGGGCCGTACTACGGCAAACTGTTACCGCGTCGCCAAATCCGCATCCTCGCTATTGACCCGAACACAATGGTTTCTCATCCTGTGTTCCGTGGCTTTGTTGCCGGGTGGCCTCCTGTGTGGACTGACGCAGGCAAGGACTCAACGGTGACCTTGTCTTGCTTCGACGCTATGGGGCTACTGGCGTCCGACGCTCAGCCTGCGGACTGGAGCCGTGCCTACATTCTGTCAACGTCGCCACGTCACTACTGGCCATGCGACGAACCAATCACACCCTTTGTCGCTGGCGGTGTCCTGACCGATTTGGGTTCTGTCCCGTTTAACTTCTCGACAACCACAGCTGCTTCTAGCGGTGACCAACTTGCGGTAGGTCTAGTCAACTCATCAGTGCAGGGCACAGGCAACTACGCAGCAACAACCGCGTCGGGCGCTGTGCAAGGCGTCGGAAACTTCTCAGCATCTATGTGGATCATTCCCGACACAGAGACCGACTTTGGTAGCGGTGGCATTTACTACAACTCGGTTTTTTCTGTCGAGTACGACGCCGCATTGTTTGCCTATCGGGTTTACATGCTGGACTACAACAGCAACCAACAGCGCATGTGGTACACCGGACAACAGTTTGACGGTGGCACAGCGCGCATGGTCTCGTTCACGTTTAACGGCACTAGCAAAGCGCTTGCCATGTGGGTTGACGGCGTCTCGCAAGTAGTCGTCACGGTCGC